TATGACGACTAATGGTACTTGAACAAGAGTCTATAAAAACGCACCATCTTGGACAAGATGGGTTCTACTGGTTCATTGGACAAGTAGTAGTAGATTCTGCGTGGAGAGATGAAAACAATAAACAAACAGATGCATACGGATATAGAGCGAAAGTAAGAATAGTAGGGAAGCATCCATCAACTAATGACATAAAGGATGATGAATTACCTTGGGCACACTTCTTGATGCCACCCACAATGGGATCAGGAGTCAATCACTATGGATTCAGTAATTTTATTCAAGGTGGAGAAACAGTTATTGGATTCTTCCTTGATGGTATAGAGGCACAGCAACCAGTCATAATCGGTTCTTTAGCCCAGCATATGAACATTTCTGGTTTCATTGACTGGGACACAGCATCCTCTGATGGCACATCAGGATTTTCCCCAATCAAAGTTGACCGTTTCGTAGTAAATAATCAAGGAGCAACTGTAAAGGTTGGTAAAAATGATCAGACATTTGCAGGTGGCACAATTCCTGACAATAATGACCAGGTTTTAGATACTAATGGTAAGAAGGTTGACACCATTGGTAAGATAGAGAACAATAAAGTAGTAAAACTAACCAAAGCAGCAGAGTGTAGCACACCATCCAAGGCATTGAAAGATATGGGTGGAGCACTTGGTGATTTGATGAAAGTTATACAGAAATTAGAGAAGACTAAAGCTGGGTACATAGATCCAGTATTGAATACGGTGGTGAATTTAGACAAATTAGTGGATTATGCTGCCAAGAAGATGGCAGGAAGTCTATCTAATGTCATAGCAAATACCAGAACTAAGTTATTCAATAGCATTGACAAAGCAATAGGTTCCTCTATGGATTTTCTTGATCCTAACTTCTTAGCAAAGCAAATAGGTATAGAAAAAGCAAAAGACGGTATCTATTGTCTACTACAAAATATAATAAAGGGATTAAAAAATCTCCTTACTAAAGCAATAAAGGGTTTGATTGGTAAGTTATTGAACTTCCCTTTATGTGCTATTGAATCTTTCCTATCAGGTATCTTAGGTAAGATAACAAATGATATACAGAAAGCAATCGCTCCATTGATGGCTGGTATCAAAGGTCTTATACCAAGTATTGCTCTACCTGATTTTGGAGGAATGTTAGGTAAAGCAATAGGTGCTATTCAAGGTCTTATGAACCTTCTTGCTTGCGAAGGATCTGAGTGTAAGTTGGACTTAGATGTTGAGTTGAACAAAGGACAGACAGGCAAGAAAGATATGGACTTTGCTAAGATGATTGGAATGACAAACCTTATCAAAAAGACAGATGAAGGTATTGATGGTATGATGGACAATATTTTTCCTGGTATGACGGGAGATCCAGGACCTATGAGTGAAATGGAGAAGTTAGCAGGTCCTTGTAATCCATATGACCCTGAGACATGTCAACCACCTAGCGTAGAGTTCTTTGGTGGAGGTGGTATAGGTGCATTTGGTCAGGCAGTTGTTAATGAAATAGGAGAGATTGTAGGTGTAGATATGAGAGATCTAGGATTTGGATATAGTGAGGTTCCATACGTATCGTTTGTAGATAATTGTGACAATGGTAGGGGTGCCACAGGTATAGCAGTTGTAGAGGACGAAAAAGTTGTAGAGGTCATTATGATAGAGACAGGTGATGGTTATCTTGGATCTGGTAGTGGAGGAGAAGAGGTGGTTGGTGTTATTGATGGTGCAGATGTTGTCAGCACAGGTACAGGATACCAACCAACAGACACAGTATCAACAGATGATGGTTGTGTGATGACACCAGAGGTAATCAATGGTAGAATAGTAGGACTAAAAGGATCTTGCCCTATGGGAGGTGGTTTATCTGCTCTTGCTGTGAATAGTTCTACTGGTTATGGTGCAGTTCTAAGACCTAGAACAAAATTTGTACCAGTGAAAGAATATGCATCACCAAGTTTACCAAGTACAAGTGTCCTCACTGTAGTAGATTGTCCTAGAGGTGTGTAATGTCAAAGAATAAAGTACCACCAATAAAAATACATCATCCCCATGATGGTGAACTAAGGATCGGTAGGGAAGATAAAGATGTACAGAGAAAAGCAGATTGTCAGTTAAAGGCAGGATCGGATGCAACCTTACGTTTATTCAGAGATGGTGGTTGGGAAATAAGATCCAAAAGAGGTATAGAGGTAGATAATCCTGGTTCTAATATTATACAGTCAGGATCAGGACCTCTGAATATAAAAGTAGACGGAGACTTCAATATTGAATGTGGTGGTGAGTTCAACGTGAACGCTGCGAAGATAGTTATGACAGCAAATGACGCTGTAGATGGTAACATAAAACTAACTGCAAATCAGGACTTCTTTGCAGAAGCGAAGAAGACTGCTAAATTGAATGGTAGCAACGTTCAGGTTATTGCAACACAAAATCTTATATCAAGATCAGATGCTGCACATGTAACACAAGGAGGGTTTGTTCATGTACATGAAACTAACTCTAAGATCATACCACCATCACTCAAAGAATTCATTAGTAAAATACAAAAATGAATATACCAGATATTTTCTCAGGTAAAATCGTAATAGGACCTGAACCACATGTTGATCAATCAGTAAAGACTTTAGATGGTGATAAACCATTTGTAGGTACACTTGCTGCTTCAGGACCTGCGTTTATAGGTAAGCATGCCGGTGGTTTTGCTAAAGGAGTTCTCAATGTAGGAACGGATTTAGGAGGATTTTCGCCTGGTGTAAAAGGTAGGGCAGCACATATAGATGGAGATGTAAGAATCAATGGTGAACAAGGACCTGATCATGTTTATATTGACGGTAATGTATTTGTTACAGGGACTGTTGACTGCTTATCAACAGGAAGATTAGAAGCAAGACATGCTGTTGCTGACAGTCTACCTAAACCGTTTGACATGGTTCATCCTAGCAAAGGTGAGGGTCACAGACTCAGATATGCTTGTATTGAAGGACCTGAGGTTGGTGTATATTTCAGAGGTAGAACACAGGACAATGAGATTGTCTTACCAGATTACTGGAAAGATCTTGTGGTGACTGATAGTATCACGGTTCAAACACAACCAGTTGGATCAGCACAGGATATTATAGTAAAGGAATGGGATGATAGTAAGATAACACTTGAAGGTGTCACTGATTGTTTCTATCATGTATACGGTGAGAGGAAGGACGTCAATCCACTTGTGGTAGAATATGAGGGAGAAACTTGGGAGGATTATCCAGACCCTAAGTATGACGATCCTAACTATTCAAGGTAGGATATATAAATACTGTAGTAATAATTTCTAGCAAAATGGCATCAGAAGAGTATTCACCAAGTAAGGCAAAAATTAGATGTAAAGGTAAGATTCCACCCGATGGACTTATAAACCTTCCTGATGCTTGGGCTAACAAAGTAAAACCAGATTCAATAGTTGTGCAAGTAACACCTTATGGTGTTTGGCAAGAACTATACATTGAGGCAATTCTCTATGATGGTAGACAGGTTCAAATTAAAAATAACCTAGGTGCGAGCATCAATGGTCAGTACAACGCTATGGGAAACGTTAAAGACGGTGAGACTATAGAAGGCGGAAACGAATAATTGACATAAGTTGTCTTCTGCGTTATATTAGGGAGAACTACAAATCTCCCATGAACATTGAAGAATACGTCAGTAAAATCGAAGTAAACATCACTAAGGCATCTTTTAAGATCCATGGATGTGATGGTCAGGTGCAAACAATTGACTGTGATGATGCTGATCAATTTTGTTCAATTCATACGATGTCAAAGAAAGCAGTTGCAATTGATGATGAGATAGAATTGTTATACATATCATAAATCAATGTAGACATGATACAAAAATTAGTTAGTCAAATTCCAACATCAGATCTAGTAAAACTAGATATAAACCAATACTACACAAAGAAAGAGGTCAACAAACTGATTTCTGATGCAGTAGAGGAAGCGAGGAGGATTGATGAGGAGTCAATGCGTAAGCATAATAGGGATGCCACTGTCATTAGTATGATACTTGGTTTCACTACACTCGCACTTTTTGTTGACGGTCTACTAAGAGTGTTGGGTATTATACCACCATTCATGAACATCGATGTTGACATACTAGAGAAGATAGTGCAAAAAGTAGAGTCTGATATTTCACCTATTTTACAACGACTTCCCATAAGGTAATGGACAAAAACAAAAAGATCTATGATCAACGTCTTTTGGAAGAGGAAACTGAAGATGTAAAGGATGAGGACTATATTGTACTGATACACACAAAGTTCAACGACGATGGCTGCTAAATAGGTTGAAGGAATTGGTGTCAGGATTTATAGGTAATGCCGTTAAGTAGACTTGAAAATTTTCTAAAAAATATACAGGGTAATGTTCTATACGTTAATCCTGAAGAATTAGATGCGACTGATGATATAAGCAACACAGGTAATTCTAGAACTAGACCCTTTAAAACTATCCAGAGGGCATTACTTGAGTCTGCTAGATTTTCATATCAGTTAGGTAAAGATAACGATAAGTTTGATAAGACTACTATTGTAGTAGCACCAGGTATTCATTATATTGATAATAGACCAGGTTATCAGATCAACACTGCTGGAGCAGTTACTGATGTCAATGGTTCTGGTCAAGCAATAAATGAGTTCTCTATAGGTACAGAGTTTGATGTACAGAGCGATCAAAACGTTCTATTTCAATTCAACTCTGCACATGGTGGTGTCATCATGCCACGTGGTACATCCATCGTTGGTATGGATCTCAGAAAAACTAAGGTAAGACCTAAGTTTGTACCAGACCCAGCTAATACTAACATAGCAAACAGTGCGATCTTCAGAGTTACTGGTGGTTGTTACTTCAGAGAAGTCACAATATTTGATGGAGATCCAGCAGATAGAATATTCAAAGATTATACAACATCAGTATATCAACCAAACTATTCACATCATAAACTAACTGCATTTGAGTTTGCTGATGGTAAGAATGAGATAACTGGTAAGGGTCTAACTGACCTAGACATGTACTATGCTAAGTTGACACTGGCATTTGGTAACAGTTCTGGTCGTGCTATCCCATCATATCCTAGCAACACAGACTTTGAGAAGGTAACAGACGAATCAAGAATTGTTGGAGAATTATCTCAGGTAGGTGCAATCGAGATTGAGGACATATATTCAGGTGTAAACCCATCATCATCCACTGCTACTACAGTTGTATCAGTTGTAACTTCTGAACCACATGATTATAACGTAGGTACTCCAGTTATAATAAGAGGCGTAGCCGGTTCAGGTAATGTCAACGGTTTAGAGTATGATGGTGTTCATATTGTTACTCAGATACTGAGTGATACGTTGTTTACTTATAGTGTAACAACTGCACCAGCATCTACAGCAACACCAAACCTATCAGGGTTAGCTCCAACAGTTGCAATCGAGAGTGATTCAGTAGGTTCATCATCTCCATATATCTTCAACTGTTCTGTAAGATCAGTGTTTGGTATGAATGGACTTCATGCTGACGGTGCAAAAGCATCTGGATTCAAGTCAATGGTTGCTGCCCAGTTCACTGGTGTGTCACTAAACAAGGATGATAATGCATTTGTAAAGTATGACTCAGTATCTGGAACGTATAAAGACCAAACAACATTAGGAAGCTCAACCACACTTCACACTGACTCGTTTGCAATACACAAACCAACTCATGAGAGTTTTCATATCAAGGCATCTAATGATGCTGTATTGCAGTTAGTATCTACATTTGCTGTAGGTTGTGGTAAACACTTTATTTGTGAGTCAGGTGGTGACGCATCAATTACCAACTCAAACTCTAACTTCGGTGAGAAGGCACTAGGTGCTGATGGATTCAAGTTTGATGCGTTCAATAAAGACGATAAGGGATATGTTGTTAGTATACTACCAGCACAAAAGAACTATGCTAACGTAGTAAACTTCAACTGGTTGAAGATAGATGTAGAAGACACAGTCGGAGCAGCAAGTAATAAGTTATACATCAGAGGATATAAGAACAAGGATACAGTTCCTTCAGATAAAACCTCAATATTTACTGTTGGTAACAAGATTGGTGAGACACTAAACCTTACAATCGCTGGTATTACATCAACAGCAAATGTATTGATGACAGTTCCTAGTGGAGTAGGACCTTCTGGTCAAAAAGTTCACATGGTAGGTAGAGCTGCTGGAATCAATAGTATAACAAGTGACGTTATAACACTACAAGCAGATCATAACCTATTCCAAGGTGAGTCAATCAAGTTCTTCAGTGATACTGGATCGTTACCTGATGGTGTAGAACATAAGAAGACATATTATGCTATAACAGCATCACTTGCTGCTAATCAAATCAAAATAGCAACAACTAAGAATAATGCACTAGCAAATAATAACATTGCTGGCGTCAACAACCTTGGTGGTGAACTAACGGTAATCTCTGATGTGGTAAGTAAAGTGCCAGGTGATCCTGGTCACCCAATACAATGGGATGAGACTGGTTGGCACGTCAATGTGGACTCAGGTAATGAGTTACATACGTTTATAGTACAGAACCAGGCTGGTATTACACCTGAAACAACTAATGTATTTGTCAAGAGACAGGTTGATAATAGAAGAGACTTAGAGAAGATATATCGAGCAACTTACGTTATTCCTGAAGGAGCATCAAACGCTGCACCACCACAGAATGGTTATGTAATACAAGATAGTGGTGCTGTCATAGATGATGATAAGTTCCAGAATGATAATGTAGACCTTGCTAGTGATACAGATCTTAGAACAGATACTAATATCATTCATGCTTCATGGTCAAGTAACGTTGGTATAATCACATCTAAGTTCCCACATAGATTGAAGAGAGGTCAGACTGTACAAGTCAATAGACTAAGATCATCGAATAATAGTGGTGGTCTAGCAGATCAAGGATATAACGGTGTATTTGAAGTATTAGAAATCAATGATAAGAAGACATTTAGTATTGGTATAAGCACTAATCCTGGCGGTATTTCAACCATTACCACTGGCATACCATACACATTACATAATAATAATATTGTTGGATCTGGTCGTACGTTCTCTCCTTATTTTATAAGAAAAGATTATGGTAATGCATATCAAATATTCAATCACGAGGTCATTCAGGAACATAGAGCAGGTAGTCAGGATGGTATCTATAATCTAACTCTGCTATCTTACCATAATATTCCTGAAGTAGCACCGTTTGACATTGGGATAAACAGATTCCCGCAGAATATCAACGACCTAAGACCAAAATCAAATGTAGATAATCCAGTTGACGATCCAGAACCAACCAAGTCATATGCACTCAGAGGTACAATAGGTCAGGTAGAGGGTAGTGACCCTGCTCATAGTATTACAAAAGAAACCAGTCTTAATATAATAGAGGACACTGGTGTTGGTATTGGATTGACTGCTGCCAGTGTTTCAGGAACAGATGTCAGTATCTTTACAGAGGTTGACCATGGATTCAACGGTATATTGAATCTTGGTAACATAACTGGTGGTACACAGTATGGTACAAACTCTGGTTCAGCTGAGTTCTACTTCAGTGTAGATCTTGTTGGTGGTACAGGTAAAGGTGCAACTGCTGACGTAACTGTCGCTGCTGCTGCAACTATCACAGCAGTTGATCTAGTTGATTATGGTACAGGTTATACCGTAGGCGATGTTCTTACTGTAAAGGGCGTACCATTCATTACACCAGGTGCTGACTGTCAGGTAACTGTCACCGGAATCGACAACAATGTAGGTGATATTATTCAGGTTGTTGGTGTTGGAAGTGATCAGTACAATGGTCTTAGTAGGATAACCAACATCACAGATCCAAATAAGGTGATGTTTGAGAGTAGTAATATCTCAGTTGGATCTACAGGTGGATACATGTACCACGTTGGTGTTGCAACTGCCATCAATAATATTGTACATGATACTATAAGTGGTATTGCTACGGTTACATTACATAGAGACATAGGACTAAGGCGTGGTGACGAGATTGTAATTTCAGGTAACACAGGCGATAGGACAGTATACAACGGAACATTCTCAGTTCAGGATAGGATTGGTTATGGATCATCAGTATCAGTCAAGATGGATGCTGGTACAACTCCTGCATTCCAAGTAGGACCTATAGCACATGGATCAGGAATTGGTTTACGAGGAAAGAATAGAGGTATATCAATATATGGTGGTACTACAACTAACCTAACATCAGGTCTTACTACCACAACTAATACATTATCAGTACAGAACCACGACAAGCTCAGAAGAGGCGACTACTTACAGATAGAGAATGAGATTGTTCGTATTACAAGTAATGCTACAACTTCTATAGCAAGGGGTGCACTAGGAACTAATGCTACATCACACCCTGCTTATGCTGCTGCGGTGAAGATCAAAGTATTACCGATGGAAGCAAGACGTCATAGTACGATCAGAGCATCAGGTCATACGTTTGAATATGTTGGTTTCGGTCCAGGTAATTACTCAACGTCCCTACCACAAACTCAAACCAGAGTTTTAGATGACAATGAGCAACTACTAGCACAAGCAACTACCTCTAGAGGTGGTACGATTGTGTACTCAGGTATGAACGACAAGGGTGAGTTCTTTGTTGGTAGGAAAAAGATAGATGCTATTACTGGTGAAGAGAGGTCAACTATCAGTGAGTTTGACTCCACTACAACCACTGCACTACCTAGCACACTGACACTAGATGAACTTACAGTCAACTCTAACTTCTATAGTTTAGGAAATACTGAGGTAGTTGACATTGAACTCAAAGGTAATAGGTCAGGTAATGTAGGTAATAGTGTAATCATCGGGGTGAATGGATCTAACCAGACTGCTCCTACATCATCTACAGATGAAGTTATAATCAACACAACGTACGATAAGGGTGGTTATCTTGGTTGGGTAAGAACATCAGATTCTAGTCAACCTTGGAAGAAGTTCAGCCCAATATCATACGATCACACTGACTCTTATTCATTTGATAGGGTTGCAGTTGGTATAGCTGAGAATACAAGTGGTAGAGTATTTGATGTAACAGGTGATGCAAGCATAGGTGGTAACATAATTGCCTCTGGTATTGGTACATTCCAAACTGGATTGGTTGCAGGAAGTGCACAAGTATCAGACTTGACTTCAGGTAGAGTGGTGTTCTCAGGACTCAATGGAGAACTACAAGATAGTTCATCTATGATATTTTCAGGTGCTACACTCACAGTCAATACCTTAGTAGTTCAGCAGAGTGCTACAGTCACACAAACATTACAGGCAGAACAGATTACATCTACGGATGATATCAACGCTGCCGATGACATCACAGCAGGTGGAACAGTTACCGCTTCTGACTTTGTTGGAAATGGTACTATACCTATCGGTGGTATCATAATGTGGTCTGGAACTGATGCTGGAGTTCCGGCAAACTGGGCTTTATGTGATGGTACAGGTGGTACACCTAATTTGATTGATAAGTTTATTGTTGGTAGAGGTAGTGCATATGCTGCTGACAGCACAGGTGGTAGTGCAAACGCAGTGGTTGTATCTCACCAACACTCTACTACAGAGTCTGGACACGAGCATAATTATGCATTTGCTTCAAAAGATGGAAGCACCATTGGCAATAATTATTCTGGTAGTGGTATTAGTAATGTCACAGATAGAGGTAACATTTCTGAACTAGAACAGTCTGGAGGACCTGATGGTGACAGACTAGCAGCATACACTGCTGATACAGAATCAGTATCAACTGGACTATCCATTGATACACAGGGTGTTAGTGGTACCAATGCTAACTTACCACCATATTATGCTATCGCTTACATCATGCGTATTAGCTGATAAATAAACATATCAAGGAGTTCTTTGTTAAATGGCGACTGTCAATAAGAAATTTGCGGTAGAAAAAGGTCTAGAGGTCGGAGATGACGCTCTAGTAGTTGATGCTGACAATAATAAGACTGGTATTGGTAAAACTGATCCAAAATACGGTCTAGACGTAGCAACGACTGCCAATTTCGATGGCGTTCTAACAGCAAATCAGGTTGGGATAGGTAGTACCCAGCCAAGTAAAGATGTAGATTTCAATAAAGATGTTATTATAAGAAAGAAATTATATGATGGCAATGAGGGTGCTGGTGCAAATAATAACGTTCTTATATCAGTTGGAACTGGTGTTTCATGGTCTGCTGGTGCTGACATACAGACAGACGCATCGGGATTACAAACACAGGTTCAGTATAAAAAATCCGACGGAAAATTTGGCGGTGCAGGGAATTTAGTATATGATGATACAAATAATAGAGTAGGTATTGGTAGTACTCAACCAGAGTATCTTTTAGACGTCAAGGGAGAGGTAATAATTGATGGAGTTCTTCGTGACTCTAATAATACTGTTGGTGCTGGTGGATCAGTGCTCGCAGCAGATAATAGTGGTAACACACAATGGGTTGGAGCTGGTGCTTCCACACTGAACATATACTATGTTGCAGAAGATGGAGACGACACTTCCGATGGTAAGACACTTTCAACAGCAAAGAGATCAGTCAAAGGTGCATGTGGAGTAGCAAAAGCAGGTGATACTATCAGAGTAGCAGGTGGTATATATCCAGAGAATAACCCAATCTTCGTACCAAGAAACGTATCAATAGATGGAGATGATCTAAGAAATACTCAGATCATGCCTTCAAACGTAGGACAGGATCTATTTGAAGTACATAATGGTGCTTTATTGCAGAATATGTCATTTGTTGGTGCAGCAAATACAGCAGCGATGGTAACATTCCCACCACAGGGTGTTGTCAACAATCATAGATGGAACAAGGATACAGGAACTCACACATATAATGGCGGAACAGTAGCCGATGCATTCACAGTGACGGGTGCGGGGACAAAAACAGTAACAAATGCGACTTATAATCCTTTGACTGGAGTTTTGGTACTAACAAGTGCAGGGCATGGACTTGATACTAGCAATACTATCACCATTGGAGTAGACAAACTGTCATTCACATGTGATGCTGACAATCATGCTACCAGCCACACATATCCAAGATCTGGAGATCCAGCACATAATACAGCACTTAATATAACAGCGTTCACAAGTGATACTATAACTGTCAATGTGGGTATAGTAAAGGGTGTAGATAGTATAAAAGTAGGACCTAACTGGCATGCTGGTAATGCATTGACACCTACAGCGATATTATACGATCCAACATCAGGTGTTACCACTGTGACGTCCGCAGGACATGGTCTAAACAATTCAAACAGTGTGGGCATAGTTACAAATACACTGAATTTCCAATGTGAGCAAGATAATTTTTCTACCAACCACCCATATCCTAGAGCATCAGACCCAATAGCTGGTATATTCACTGCTGTTACAGCACATACAACTGATACCATCACATTCAATGTTGGTGATGCTGGAAGTCATGCAAGAATAGCTGGTATTATCACTCAGTCTCCATATGTTAGAAACTGTACAAACTTTGTACCTGATAGCATCGGCATGAGGATAAATGGAGACCATACCAATGGCACTAAGTCAATGGTTGTTGATTCATATACACAGTACAACCAAGGTGGTATCGGTGTTACTATATCTAATGATGGTTATGCACAGTTAGTTTCAATATTCACCGTGTGTGATGAGTATGCAATTAGTTGTACATCAGGTGGACAGTGTGATCTCAACAACTCCAACGCATCATTTGGTACATTCGGATTAGTTGCATCAGGAATAGGTACAGTCACTCAGACAGGTATTCTTACAGCAACAGCACAAGAAGAAGATAACACAGTCACAGTATCTGGTATAACTGATAGACCATATTCAGGACAAGTATTTTATATTGGTGAGCAATTCAATGAAGTTATCAGACTCAACGTAACAAACGCAGGATCTGGTTATACTTCTGCAAACCCACCTGTTGTCACAATAGGTGCACCTTCCGGACCTAATGGGTCTAATGCGGAGGGTACAGCAGTCGTGAGTGGTTTTGGTAGTATAACTGCTGTAAACATGTTCGCTACTGGATCACAGTATAGATCCATTCCAACAGTTTCAATCGCTGCTGGATCAGGAGTTACTGCAACTGCTACTGCTGTAATTGAACCTAGTTATTTTACTATAAATAGTGCGACACCCGTAACTTCTGGTGTTTCTACTATAACTATTGATCAAACACTTCCTGCTAACGTGGGCGTTGGGTCAACAGTTCCATTCGCAAGACAATCTCTTATTCTTGCGTCATCATATACGTTTGAGTTTGTTGGTTCTGGACATACAATTCCAGCTGCATTACCTAGAAATGGTGGTGTTACCATTCCTGAAAATGAGACAGTATCTGAGTTTGGTGGTAGGGTAGTTTATACATCTACTGATGAGAGAGGAAACCTTAAGGTTGGTGATGGTTTCACTATCAATCAACAAACAGGAACTATATCTGGAGATGCTTTCAATAAGAGTATCCAAGCAACGCTTACCCCATTAATCATCGCTTTAGGAGGACAAATCTAAGATGGCTGCGATTCCATTAAATAAATTCAAGACTATTACACATACAGTGACAGACGCAGCAGTGGGTATTTACACTTGCCCTCCTGGCGTAGCGTCACTTGTAATATTCGGCAACGTATCAAACGTTGGACAAGGTTCATCTATAACATCATTTACTGTCAAACACAGTAGATCATCAATAGATACAGAAATTGTCAAAAACGCTAGAATCCCACATCAAGATGCTATGTCATTCATTGATGGACGTCTCGTTATGGAGACAGGCGATATCCTCAAAATTGAGGGGGATAACAATAACACTATGAAGTGTATTATTAGTATACTAGAGAACGCAAAGTAAGATGAGATTATTATCTGGGCGAGTTGGTGTAACATCATACGCTGGACTATCCACACACAGAAAACAGACACCAGGTCTTCCTGCTTTCCTTGGATTGGAAGAGGCAGAACCTAATCTTGGATTGCCGGATAATAACAACCAAGTGCTTTATGGTACTGTAGAGGGGGAAAGATTTTGGGGTGCACCGTCTGGAGCTCCTTCAGGTAGTGTTGATGGTATAGAAGTACAGAAAGATGAGATAACTCCAACTGGTTTTGCTGGTTCTATCACAAAACTAAACTTCAGGGGTAATGGTGTTACTGTCACTCAGATGAAGTTAGACTTGGGTGGTGGTATAGAGGTTGGTATTGCTACCATGCAAATCAACAAGTCCACTAATGATGTGATGGACGCTGATGGATTTACAAGAGCGACAGGTATAACAACATTTAAAGTAGGTGCTGGTCTATCATTCTTCCCAGAACCAGGTCAGACAGGTATTGTTAGTATATTTTCTGCTGCTGATGCCAGATCTAACATACAGAATGAAGATGGTACGTTCGGATTTGGTAATGTTGGTACGATAAGAGTTGGTGCTGGTTTGACTGTAAACCAAGTATCAGTGGGTATCGCCAGCATTCAGGTGAACGGACAGTTTGAGCATGTGAATGCGAGTGGTATTATAACATCAAGTCTTGGGTTCAAGGGAGATTTAGCCGGTGCAGGAGTAACAGCTACTGCTGGATTCACTGGCGATCTAACTGGAGACGTAATTGGAGATGTGACAGGAGATGTCACAGGCAATCTTACTGGAGACGTAACAGGTAGATTGACTGGAAACTTCAATTCTGCTGGTATATCTACCGCAAATCAATTCTTTAGTGATACAATACAAGCAACGGGTATTGTAACTACTTCTAAAGGATTTGTAGCACCTGTTGGTAGTTTCGGATTCTTAGGGTCACTCAACTCCGTTGGAGTATCTACTGTAGCATTTTTCAATGGAACAAATATTAATGTATCTGGTATTGCCACTGCTATTGGTGGTTTTGTGGCAGGAGTTGGTGGAGTCGGAGGATCCGGATTCACCGGAAGACTAACTGGGGACGTTGCTGGTGACATAAACTCATCAGGTGTATCCACTGTAAGTCAACTTCTTGCTACCACAGTCAATGCTAGTGGTATTATAAC